TGATCCCCGTAGCAGCCAAGCTCACGTCGCCGTGAATACCAACAATTGCAGTTGATCCTGCCAGCGTCACGTTGCCAACAAGAGGGCCAGCAATGGTCAGTGCCTTTGTTCTGATGCCGCCTGTGACAGCGTTTACTGTGGCTGTGTAGGCCGTAGCGTTGGACAGTGAGTCAAACACCACATCGTCATGGCTGCGGGGCACAGAGGCTCCAGAGCCACCACCAGAAGACGTAGACCACCGAGCCGTGTCGCTCCAGTTGCCCGTGCCGCCAACCCAATATCGGGTGCTGTCGGCAGGCTTGGCAGTCAAGTACAAAGGAGCAGCCGCAGAAGTTGCCGTGCTGTTTGCACCAGCGTAAAACTCACCGGGGCTTGTTGCGCTGACTGTGGTTGTGCCAAGAGCCAAATAATCCACGCCTGACACCGCTGCACCAGCAATCGTCAAAGCGGCAGTACCAGTGACTGTGACCACGTTACCTGCTGTGCCTGTAACCGTCCAAGCGCCAAAGGTCTGTGTGGTTGAACCAAGTGCAATTGTGTGGGCTACGGTTTTGGTGGAGGCGAGTTCGGTGAACTGGTTGTCGCCGCTGATGGTTAGAGTTGATGTGCCCGTTGCGCCGCCGATGGTCAGCTTGTTGTAGGAGAGGCCGCCGCCAGAGAAGGAGCGAGCAGTGGTGCTAGTGTCGGATAGGACAATGTTGGCGGTGCCTTTGTAAAAAGCAAAACCCGTAGACGCAACTGCCCAAACAGTACCAGCCGCTGTTAATGTCCATGTGCCTGAGCCCATTTTTAAGGTTCTAACACTAGTGGGTGTAGAATTAAAAACACCTATACTTACATTGTAAGAAACTGCATCTAATGTCCCCGTGATAAGCGTTAATAGCCTAGCTGATGCAGTTGCCAAAGCATCAGCAAGCTGGACAACACCCGTAACGGAATCTACCGTAATAGGACACCCAAACGTCACACCATTACTGGTTATTGTCTGAGTGCCGCGCTTGGCAAACGTAATCGTTCCTGTCGTGCTGCTTGACGTTACACCAGTTCCAAACTTCCAGTCTCCATAAACAAGCGGCTCGTTGGTGCTAGTGGTCAACGTCATCGCGCTTGTTCGCAGTGACGCATCAAACGTACCGATGTTCCACGCTGCGTTGATCGTAATCGTACCCGTCACGCTGCCAGCAGCTTCATCAAACACAGCAGTATCTTGAGCCAGCGGGAAGTTGTTGATGTCAGGCACCCCACCAGACCCCGGAGCCCATGCTGTAGCACTCCAGTTCTGAGCGCCAGCCAAATTCCAGTACACCGTCTTGGCCGCAGGGAACGTGATGCCAGCATTGCCACCGCAGTCACCAGCACGGGTTGGCGATGAGCCAGCAGCAGTGCCAGCTATTGTGATGTCACGGAAGTCGCAGTCAGTGGCTGACAGGCTGTTGACGGTTAATGTGCGGGGAGTGCCAAGGGTGTCAGAGCGCAGGAAGATGCGGCGTACTGCTGTGGCTCCAGCAACGGTGAGGGTTCCGTTGATTGTTTGGTTGGCAGCAAAAGTGTATTGCATCAACCCCACCGAGGCAGGCGCGCTAATGGTTAGATTGTTAAAACTACCTGCAATACTTGAATTATTGCTGTGCTGCACAGCACTTGTTCCCGTATAGCTTACGTTGTAAAACGTTACGCCTCCTGTATTAATAGAAGAGCCACTTGTCGCTGTAAAATTTATTTGTGAAGTACCTGCGTTAAAAGTAAGATTTGTTGGTGTTGTTAACGTTAATGGAGACGTACCACTCAACGTCAACGTACTAGACCCAAGACTGATCGTTCTGACGTTGCTGTTGTTGGATGTCAAAGAGCCAGCAGTGACGTTGAAGTTCTTGGTGTCGAACGTGCCGTTGGTGATGGTAAGAACGTTTGCGACAATGTTCAGAGCATCAGCAAGCTCAACTGTGCCGCCGTAGGAATCGACGGTGATTGCACCTGAAAGAGTCTTTCCGGCGCTAGTAATAGTCTGTGTATTACGGCCTGAAAATGACAAGATATTAGAATAGCTTTGAGTTACCCCACTACCAAGTACCCAATTTCCGTACACTGCATAGCCAGTTGACCCACCAAGTGTCATAGCACTTGTACGACCAGACATATCCACCGTGCCTGTATATGGCACAGCAGCGTCCATCGTAATAGTGCCAGTCACCGACCCTGCGTTGGTGAATGTGGCGGTGTCCTGTGCCAACGGAAAAAAGTTGGTGTTGGGCGTTCCTGTGCTGGTGTCTGACCACCCGTTGGCAGACCAGTTCTGCGCCCCTGCGAGGTTCCAATACACCGTCTTTGGTGTGGACGCAGTGATCCCCCTGATGCCACGCAAGTCACCAATGCGAGTGCCGCTGATCGGTGCAGCAGTGCCAATGACGTAGATGTCACGGAAATCAGCATCAGTCAGGCTTGGTGCGCTGTTGATGGTGAGTGTTTGAGCAATGCCGTAGGTTGATCCACGGAACCAGACTCGACGGTTTCCTGCTGTGCCTGTGGTGGACAGAGTGCCGTTAATGGTTTGACGGCTGCCAAACTGAGCAATGGATACTCCGGCCGCTGCTGGCCCTGTGAAAGTTACGTTGTTAAACGTGTTTGAATCGTTGATTGTGTTTGAAGCAGAGGCGGCGGGAAATGTAACGTTGTAATACGTTAACCCACCACCGGTAAATGTTGCGCCAGTTGTGGCGGTAAGAACAATGCTTGACGTGCCAGCGTTAAAAGTTAGGCCCGTGATAGTTGAAAAACTAATTCCGCTCAAATTGGATAACGTAACCGTACTGCTACCCAGATTGATCGTGCGGGTGTTGGTGTTGCTGGACGACAGGGATGTGGCAGTGACGTTGTAGTTGTTGGTGGTGAAGGTTCCTTGGGTAAGGGTGATAGCACCAGAACAAGTCAACGTACCGCCAAGACTTAATGTCGCAGCGGAAGCGTTAATCGTGACCGAAATTACAGATACGTTGTAATTTGTTGTTACGGTAATCGAAGCAGTGTTGATGGTTACATCGTCAGCAGCGCCGGGAACAGATGCACCACCAGCACCGCCAGATGTTGCAGACCAGTTAGCTGTGGTGGTCGAGTCCCAAGTGCCTGTACCACCAACCCAGAACCTTGCAGCCATGTTTACTCCTGCGGAGTTTCAACAGGCGGGGCAGTGACGATGGCAATCCAGTTGTCCACACGCTGCTGCTTCATCGCCTCAATATCAGCATCCGTAAAGGTGTGATCATCAGGCAGATGCAAAGCATCAGCAAACTTACCGTGGGGGGTTTGGAATTCAAAGTCGATTTTGATCATCGACGCCCCCTTTAACCTGCCAACGACAGGGTGTACGTTACATTGAGTGTGTCGCCCGATGTGACGGCCCTGTCACCGGGGGCGGAGAAATCCGCCGCAGAGAACAGCGTACCAGTCGAGCCGCTCTTGGTGTTGTCGCTGGTCAAGAACGCACCGCCCACAGTTTGGGTGGCATTGATGTTAAACACCGCGACAGAAGCGGAGTTGGTGGCCACAGACGGGTTGGCCGTCGTTGCGGTTGCAAAGGTGCAGGTCGGGCGGTTGGCGTTGCTGTACGGGACAACTTCAGTCCATCCGGCGTGGGAAGCCATCGTGTCACCAGCAGCGGGGGTGTTGGATGCGCCAGCGCCATACAGACCGATGTACCAAGTCGTGATCTGAGCCACGCTGGTCAGGGCCGTGCCGCACATGTATTGCAAACCCACGTTTACCACGAGGTTGTGGTTTTCGTCTTCCCACTTGAGGTTGCCGTCTTTGTCAAAGCACTGAACTTTGAAGCGGCCCAGCGCCACCATCTCTTCGCCAGAACGGGTGCCTGCCACCAGACCGGCGCTCATGGTATCAACAGATTTTACGATTTCGTTCGACATGGGATACTCCTTAAACAAGTCGGATGAGAGCAGATGTGCTGGTGTTGGCAGGCATCTGTACGGTGAAAGAAACGATAGACGTTTTGTCTGAGCCAAAGTCAAGAACACACACCGCACCATTGTCGCCGGGAGTGTAGATCAACGCCCCACGAGCGGTGATAGAACCCGTCCATGCTGGGGACGAAAAATTGATGTACGTGGTGCTTCCGCTGGAAGTTTCTTGGCTGGCCACTGTTGCCGTGACAATTTCTCCACCAGCAACATAGTTGCCACCAGAGGCTTCACCAATCGTTGTGTATGCCGTGGTGGTCTGATCCAGCGTGGCGGAGTTGGTGTACAGCGCCAGATAGAACGTATCCGAGGCGAAGTTGATCGTGCCGTTGGCAAGCCCCGACCGCAGCGTGTTGCAGGAATAGTTGCCGGTAAAACTCACGCTGTTACCTCAAAACTGTTGGATTTGGCGCGGTTCATTTTGGCAGGAATCACTTGCAGATTTAGAGGTACGTGTAGCCCCGACACAAGTTTACCCTGTAGAGGCAGCACATGATCTACCTGAAAAGAAATGCCAAGCAACTTAGTTCTTAGCGCGGCCAACTCATAGGCTTGTTCCATTAACCAATGGTCGTCTTCTGTGAGCCACGCGGGGGTGCGCTTTAACTCAGCAGCGTGTCGCTTGGCTTTTATTTTGGCGTAAATATGCAGGTGTGTTTTTTGATATGCCCGCTTCTTTGCGTTCACGACATCAACATTTTTCGCGTGATATTTTCTGGTAGCGACCTTGATCTTTTCCGCAAAACGGTTGTACTGCGTCTTGTTATGCTTCTGCACTTTGATGGGGTTTTCTATTCGCCATACCTTCAACCGCTCTGCACGACACACAAGGCACTCCCCACTAGTAGCGCGACGAGGAGCAACATGCCCATGCTGGCACGCCTTCCCAGTGAAGTACTGGGAGTCTCCCTTTGCAATCGCTGCTTTGCGGGTTGCTTCCATCACTTGACCCCGCTGTTCTGTGGTAACGGTGCCTGTCGGTACTGGCCACTACGATATGAATCAGACCTCTCAAGGCCATCACCAAGTCTGGAAGCGAGCGCCAAAGCTTCTTTGTATTTACCGTCATACAAAGACATCAAATCGGCTTCGCCTTTTGAAAACGTGTACGCCTCAACCAGAGAGCCATAGAGCAACACCGAGTCAAAGTTGTCACCCAACCATGTTTGCCCGCTGGAAGCCGTTGTGATCGACTCAGGGTAGTAATAGTAGTGAAGCTCAACGCTGTAGATGGCATCAGGAGTTGGCCCCAGAATAAACGACAGCTCATTGGTAATCTGTGGGTTTTCCCCAGAAGTCGTGGTCGGGCCAAACAGCGCGTAATACTTGGGGATGGCCGTGTCATTGGGGTTTGGGTACGCCTGTCGGATGAAGTTAACATCCTTGTTGAGCAAGTACTCATACGCCCCCGTGGCGTCAATCACCGCCATCGAGTAAACCGACAGGAAATCATTGGGGCATGACAGGTACTTGTTGCTGATGTACGTGGAGCCCGTGACGTTCTTTCTTAGGGACGGAAACTGAACCGTGTTGTAGATGCGCTGCTCCGCCTGTTTGACGAAGACAGGGATATTCGCCACAAACTCCGTTTCGTAGTTCTGGGTGTAATCCTGAATCGCAGCAGACAACGCGGCGTAGTTCATGCCATCGGACCCCTAGCCATGACGCCCTTGGTGGCGCATCCAGTGCCACGGATTTTGATGCCGCTGGTTTTCATCGGCGGGTAGTCTTGACTGCGGGTGTTGGCCACAGCCACATTGGCCTTGCGCATGGTCGTCTTGGCGGGTTCTTCACCTACCACAACCGATGCTACTTTTGTAGGTTGTTTGTACGTAGCCATTTTAGGCTCCTTTGCGGCCAGGGGACTTCTGGTTGGCAATCTTGGCCATATTGCGGCTTATCTTGAGCATGTCGCTGTTGGTCTTGCCACCAGCACGCATCTTGGTCATGGGTTTGCCGGGGTGCATGGCCTTTTCGTGCTTATGCACTGCCTTCTTTGCGTCCATCATGATCGACTCCTTATGTCGTTGCAACTGTAACTGTACCCAAATTCACTGCCAACACCAAGTTGTTTGGTGTTTCGTTTGCGGTGAAAAATGAAGAACCACCAACTGGGTTCCATCCCCATTGAAATATGCGGCTTCCGCCCTCTACCGTTCCAGTACCCAATGGACCCGAGCCCGCTTCAATTTGCAACCCGCTGGTCCCAGAAAGCCTGTAGCTTCGGTCCGGACGAGGATTCCTCAAACCCTGCGGGTCATCCACCGGGTACATGCCCAACTGCAACTGCGGCTGATCCGGGTCCCAACATTCCGGGCACACCAGCAGTTCGTAGTTCTTGGTCTTGATGACCTCACGCTTAAGCACAGTGAGCTTAAAACGCTGATCACAGCGATCACACTGAGCAATCGCGTTCTTACCAGAAGCAAACCTATTGCCCACTAAAACGTACCCCCAATGAACTGCTGACGGGGCACGAACCGAATTGCGGCCTTCTCGCGGTCTTCATCAGCCGCAAGCTGCCAAGCCTCATCGTACTGCTGCTTCAGCACATCCAAGCGTTCTGCCGCACCGGGAATTTTCATGCCCAAGTAGTACGACAGCCCCGCAACCATACAGGGGATGAACCGAAATGGGATATCCATCACATTGACACCACCCCCAGCGTCTTGGGTACGGCGCAATCTCCAGTACACAAACTGATAAGTCTGCGCACCGTCGGGGGTGGGCCAAACCGTGATGGCAGGTACTTGCGCCCAATACACAGTGGTACCGCTATTGTGCAGTGCAGCATTTGTGTCTTGCTGCCCACGGAAGCAGTTGTACAGGGTGTTGCCGGAGATGTACCCGTAGTTGATGATCTCACTGTCGATTTTGACAAACCCAGTGGTGGGTAGGCCAATGACCGAGTTGAGTGTGATTTGAGTCGCCGTAGCAGAGATGCCGCCAGACAGTTGCAAGCCGGTGGGCGAGTTCTGGCCGTTGAAACGCTGCACCCACACCTGAATCGGGCGAGCCTGCTGAATCTTGTTGGGGATGGTGGCGTAGGTAGAAACACTGATCCGTGTAATGGTCAGGTCTGCTTGTGTGGACGACACATTCCCGCCAGTGCGAATGACATGCTCCAGCAGGTCAACCGTGTCGTCTGGCAGTGCGTAGGTGTTCTGGCCTTGTACAAGTGGAATAGTCCCTGACTCAATCGTCCACATGTTGATGCCACGGTTTGCCCAGTCGGCAAACATGATGTTTAAACTGCGACGAGCAGTGCGCAGATCATAGCCCGTACGCATCTCTGAGCCAGCACGCTCATACGCTTCCTCGACCAGTTCAGTCAGGTCAAGGTTGAATGCAGATGCGCCAGAAGTGTTTGCCATTATCTGTACCTTGCCGTCTTAGCCGCCACCTTGGGCGGTTGCTTCACAAACTGCTTTCCGGCCTTCTTACCTGCCCGCTTGGCGCGGGTCGTCGCGGCATACTCAGCGGGTGACAGCGCTTTGATGGCGTTTTCAGGCAAATACCGCTCCCCCGTCTTGGAAGACGGTTTGCCGGATTTGGTGCGCCACTTTTGAGCGCCCCAGTCCTTGAGCGATTGCTGCGGGTCTTTCACTTGTACCCACCCCCACGGGCCTTGTACTGCTTGGCCAGCAACTGTGCCTTGCGGGCCGACCACTGACCTGCGCCTGTGCCTTGCACCGCCCGAGACTTGATGGACTCGAACAGCGACTTGCGCATACCCGGCTTAGTGTAGACGCCTGCTTGGTTGACCTTGGATTTGGTCTTGCCACCCTCGGCGTACTGATCAAAGTCCGTGTTGTCCCGACGGGCCTTACGCTTGGCTCCGGGCATTTTGGAGGGCATGATCGCCCCCATCCCACGGCTTGCCATCATGGTTACACCATCTTCCCGCGAGTCTTGCCGCGTTGGGCAATACCGTCACCGCGACGGGATGCGCTCACTGCGCCGCCTTTTTTAAAAAATTGACCCAGATCACCGGCAGGAATTTGATCTTTTGCTTCCCCCCGATTATGAATTGGCGATGCATACGCGCCTGCCGCCGACGCCTCTTGCAGTCGTTTGTAAGCATTGGCAGGGCCCTGTCCATACGAACGGCTTTGGGCCATAATTTCATCTTCCCTGATGTCTTGAAGTCTATTTCTTACAGCAGGGCGAGGGGTGGGGCTGGAAGCGGCTGGCGCAGCAGCAGGCGCTGGCTCTTCATCCATTCTGAGTGGCGGCCCCAAATCTATAGTCGTTGGGTTTGCAAGCTCATGGGCGACATATGCCGCGCCCAAGCCACCAAGGACTTTGGCCGCTTTGACAAGTTTTTTCTTTCTTGACATGGCTACACCATCTTGCCACGGGTGTGGCCCTTGGAAATGCAGCCATCGGCGCGAGTGACGCCACCCTTGGCTTTTTTGTCAACCGCAACAGGGGCCGGAGCAGGAACCGTAGTGGTCAGCGATTGGTTATACGCCCTATCCAGCTTGGGCGCCATCTGCCTGTCCTTTTCCTCCTGAATCATTTGCTGTTCAGCAGGGGTCAGGGTCTGTTTGGGCTTTTTGGATTTGTCCGACATGATGTCACCTCAATACATCTTGCACTTGGTCTTGCCTTTGGAGGCAATACCATCACCACGCTTTGACGCAGAAGACATCCCGCCAGAAGCCATCTTTTTGGGCTTGGCTTTGACTGCCCCGCCTTTTTTGTACCCCCGCAACAGACGCTCCGTTGGGTCAAGGCTCAACTCTGCATCAATACGGCGCTGTTCCGCCGCTGCGCGGTTCTGCGCTGCCGCTGCCGCCTCTTGTTCCTGCCGCCTACGGACAGCAGCCAAGACAGCCTTATCCTTCTCGCGCATCTGTTGCACGATGTTACGGGCACTGCCTGGAGGGGCCGGGGGTGTAGCGGCTGCTGCGGCTTCTGCCGCCTGTCGTTGACGGTATGCCTGAAACGCCGCAGGCCCAGCGTAAATGCTGGGAGCGCCAGCGGCCCGAGCCGTAGGCGCGCCAAGAGTCGTTTGTGTAAGTTGCCGCCTAAGGGGCATTTCAGCGTTGGCTGCGTTACGGATGGCCGAAGCCTCACTTGCGCCGACCGCTGCGGACGACAGATTGGCCAGCCGAGGGTCATACCCACGAGGCATATCTACTTGCGCCATGTCGTTGTAGCCACCAAGGTCCAAATAGCCAGAACCAGAGCCAGTACTACGAGCGGCGGCGGGGGCAGCGGCGGTAATGCTGCGAGCGGCAGAGGCGGCGGGAGCGGCAACAGGGGCGACAGTGACAGGGGGACGAAACGTAGAACCACCGGGTTCCCGATCATCATCAAAAGTCAACCTTGCGGCAGCATCCGCATACAAATCCGCTGGACTCATATCTCCGCGAACGGACGGCGGGCGGTCAGTCCCGCGATAGTCCACAGGGACTTCACTGGCGGGGCGCTCTCCTGGCTTGCGATCACGCCCCGGCCCAAAGAAGGTATAGCCCAACGCGCCCAGCGCAGCGAGGCCAGCTAAATCACGTGAACGTGAGGAACGAGAACGTCGAGCCATGTCGGCCTCCTATTAGCAGGTCTTACCGCCGTACTTCATGCCCAGCGGCTTGGATGCACCCATCTTGACCTGCATGCCTTTGGTCTTGCCCTTAGCGGCCAGACCGTCTTTGCTGGGGGCGGCGGTGCGAACAGCGCCCATTTTGGCCGTGGTAATACCACCATTGGCCATCTTCTTGGCAGGTGCGCCTTTTTTCTTTGCCATCATTGCCATAAAACCGGGGTTCATTTTGGAAGCCATAGTGTCACCACCTTTTGAAAAAAACTCTTGCTTGCCTTGATTGGTTTTGGGCTTGTTGATTGCCTGCGCATCTGCACGGCTCCCAGACCCAAACCGCTTGCCCTTGTCTGCCTTCATGAACTCCTTGCCGACAGACTGCGGAACTCCTACGCGCTTGGCAGCGGCGGGGTTATTGGCCACCATCGCCATCAAGTTGTGCTGTGCCTTACTCTTGCTTGGCATCGTCAGCTTTCTTTCTGCGGAAAAGCGTGTAAAAGTCTTTCCCGGTGGCCATCTCGTAAATACGCATGGCACCAACGATTGCGCCGATTAAACCAAACAGCGGCGTGAGCATGTTCAAAAAAGCGCCAACAGTGCCAAAGATTGCCACCACATCCAGCACGTTTTTGACGGTATCATGGTTCTGGCTCATGTCAGCAGTTCCAAGCCCGCAGGCTCTTGTTGATACGACTGTTCGGGTCTTTTTTGGCTTTCTCGCCGGTCAACTTCTTCTTCATGCCTTCCATGCGGGCACAGAAAGAGTCGCGCCTGCTGCCGCCCTCGGGCTGAGGGGGCTTGAGTCCCGGCTTGCCCGGGTTGGCCTTGTTGTAGGAGGCTCGCCCCTTGGCGTTGAGTCCGCCCTTGGGGTTCTTGCCTTCCTTGCGAGTCCATGCTGCGGTCTTAGCCATAGAACAAAGTAGTTGTTACGTTTGCGACCAAGCCAACAAAAATGCCATCTTTGGCCAAAATTCCTTCGCCCGGAATCACCACAGGAAACGCAGTCGCGTTGTACG